GCTTGCGCTAATATCGTTGGAGCGTCAATCAATGGATTGACCTTTATCGATGGGATCATAGGCGGCCTATGTCGGGGGGAACCCGGCACGACGCAGACCTTCGCGATGTTTACTCATCGAGAGGCGACCAGATTGCAACTCCTTTCTAGGGGAGAGCTATCCGGGATTGCCCGCTCGGTGAATATCACGAGGGTCGTACCTACCATAGAGGGGATGGAGAGATTTCTCCTAGGGGACTCTGTCATACCTCACGCACTCAAGCTGGCTCGCGCTAGCCTGGAGGTCGTGTATGATGCAGCTTCCTTCGAGAAAGTTTCTCATTTCCCACTCAGTTCTCAGCTATCCGCATACGTGCGAATGGCCAAGTGGCCGTTAAAAGATTTCGTGAAGAATGCGAAGTTCTGGGTTTCATGCCCATTTGCTTCTTTCCTTCACCAGGATCTCCCTAAACAGCCTCCCATGTCCTACTCTCAGTCGGAGAGGATTGCCACTCCCAGTGGTCCAGTCCTATCGACAGGTGACATGCTACTCTACACAGGGCCAATTAAGCGATTCTTGAAGAATCGCCTCCACCGTACTGATCTGAAGTCTTGCCGTTTGTTTCTCGGCCTACTTCAAGGGGTCAAACGTGGGGCTGAGGTCGTACCCGAGGAATTCATCCACGAAACAATGGTGAACCACCGTACGGCTCTCACGAGAGAGAGAACCTGCTCCGAGCATCTTAATGCTGCGGAGTCTTACTTCGAAAGGTTCTTCTCCAAATTGCGCCCATCCCACCCGAAGCTGTTCGAGGCCTCTACTTCCGCGTCCTATGAAAGTACGAGGTCGACCGGCGGGGCTCGCGAGTTTATCCGTCAAACCTACCTACAAGCTAGGAGGCCGCAGAAGCTCGCCAAGGGATATGTGGATCTCCCCTACGCATTAGTCTCTGATGAGCTAATCTCTATGTACGAGGAGAGGCCTGGTGTCGTTCGCCAGGTCAGAGGGATACCGACCTACAACACGGTGAATGAGGTGCGAGACGAGCTTCGTGCTCAGGCTCTGGAGAATCATGAAGAAGCAGCTTCTGTCATGGTCCAAGCAGTCCTAGAGCCACTCAAGGTCCGACTCATAACTAAGGGTAATGCCTTTAAGTACTGGTACTCGAAGTTCTTTCAGAAAGAGCTTTGGTCGTACTTACAAGAGATTCCTCAGTTTGCCCTCACAGGGCGACCCGTGCGTGAGGAAGATTTTTATGATCTTCTTCGCAGAGAGCAGGCTCTCAGCCTTGATCTCCCGAATTGGGTTTCCGGTGACTACTCAGCCGCTACTGATAATCTGAAAATTCAGTATACGAGGTCCGCTTTCGAGGCGGCGCTCAGTATGTCAGAACTCTCGGACGAAGACAAGAACAATCTTCGTGATGTGCTTTATGAACAGCACTTACATTATCCGAGCCGTTTCAACCGGAACGGTGAACTTGATCCTATCATGCAGAAGACAGGCCAGCTTATGGGTTCGACCCTCAGCTTTCCTATTCTCTGTGTGGTGAATCTTTGTTGTTACTGGATTGCGTTTGAGCAGTACCTGGGCCGCAAGGTCTCGGTCAGGTCTCTTCCAGTCCTAGTGAATGGGGACGACATCCTGTTTCGGACAGATGATCGTCTCTATGGATTATGGAAGACTTCGATCGCTGAAGCCGGTTTCGAGCTATCTCTCGGGAAGAACTATGTTTCAAGCTCTTTCCTGATGATCAACTCGGAAGGCTTCCTCTGGAAGTCTGGGCGCTTCATAAGCGTCCCTTATCTCAATGTTGGGCTTCTGACAGGTCAGTCGAAGCTCGGGGGTCAGCGGGCATCAGCTCAAGCTATGCCTATCTGGGACACTTACAACGAGATTATCCATGGTGCTATCGACGCACCCCGCGCACATCGGCGGTTCCTTCATTACAACAAGGCTCAGATCGAGTCTGCCGCCTGTCCAAATGGTAAGACTACCTTTAGTCTTTTCATAGACCCACTTTACGGAGGCCTTGGGTTTGACTTATTACCCGAAGTTGAGAAAGATCTTCAGTCGAGGATGGCATCTGAGAATATCGAGTCACAGCGACATCGATATGTCTTCACACCATTCCAGAGAAGGTTCGCCTCATTCTGTCGGCGTTTCGTCAGACAACCCTTTGATGGTGAGTTCAAAGATCTCTCACCTTTCATCGGAATTGTTGTACCCAAGTCTGTGGCTGGTTTGGCCCAGAAACACGTCTATCACTTCGGTCATTACCGAGTCCATCCAAAGATGGCCCCCCTAAACTCTAATGAGAGGTTAGCGGCTGATCCCGCAGGCTCCATCCGAGCCTTGCAAATGGCGTACGCCGTTCATGCAAGGTCGGCTGAGGAGTATGCCGTCTTCCGTTATCCCTCACCAAAGATTATGAAGGCCTTCCGTTACGACCACGGCACCAGTTTTAAGGGCATCTCGCGATACCTCAAAGCTGATTTCGTCTTCGTGGAAGAACTCCGAGTTGATTGAAGTGGTCACTCCTTCTGGTTTACCACTCTTCCCGACCCGCGACCTGAGCATGTCGTTAAACTGCCCATTGGGTTGATGAGTGTAATAGCCCAAAACGGTGACCCTCTTGAGGTCGACCTCGAAGATCCAACCCAGAGCCAGGCAACCTACATCGGAGCCCACCAAGCCAACCCGCTTTGAGCGGTGCTTGAGGGAGGGCACCATGTGTGTATGAACCTGGTCTGAAGTCATCCTAGACTGTTGACCCGGATGGTCTCAATACTTCCGTGCTAAACAGAACGCCGAGAGACTACACGGCGCTTCCTTCATGTTGTGGAATCTGGCCATAGTGCTATAGAGGACGCATCCTAGGCAAGTCTGTTTCTGGTTCGTCTATGTGGTCCAGGCAACCCTACCCTTCGTGGTATCGCCCTGGCTCGGACAGCCGCAGGCCCCGACGACACAAGTCATCCTCCTCCTTCCTTAGCGTCGAAGGTTACTCATCGATGTATAGTCCCGGTTATCCACCGGCACCCAATACATGGATAAATCAAGGAAGAGTGGCTCCCGTAAGGGGGCACAGAAGAAGTTGGCGAGTGCGCAGCGCGCTCGCGGGCCGGCTCGTTCAGTCGGTGTGGCTGTGGCTTACTCCACGCCTATCGGTCCTAGACCATTGCCTCAAGTGAGGTCCAATGGGTCGTCGACCCGTGTGGCGCATTCAGAAGCCTTTGACAGCGTGATCTCCAGTGGCACAGGGTTCTCCTGTGTCAGCTATGCTTGCAACCCAGGGATGGGCGTGTGCTTCCCCTGGCTCGCCTCGATCGCGGCGAGATACGAAACCTACAAGTTCCGGTCGGTCCGGTTTGACTACATCCCGCAGGTGGCGACATCTGCGTCTGGTGTGGTCATCCTGGCCTTTGACTTTGATGCTCAGGACCCAGCCCCTGTGACCCAGTTTGCGGCACTCTCGTACCGTGACCGTGCGTCCAATGTGGTTTGGTCTCCTTCGAGCTTGAGTCTCGACCTTGCTCAGGGTGATAAGTCCCCTAGCAAGTACACTCGTGTGGG